GGAGCTACAGGTTATACAGGTGCAACTGGAGCTACAGGTTATACAGGTGCTACTGGATCTACTGGTGCAATTGGTCCAAGAAACGGTTTACCTTGGCAATCAGGAGTAGTTGGTGTAACTACCCCACCTTCTGGTAAATTCTATTATGATGCTGCAACCACAAGCCTGTATATTAATAAAACAGATTCATTAGGATTAGATCAAACTACATTCCTTAATACTTTTGATGATACCGGACAAGCATCAACTGGATTTGGTGCTGTTATATTAACCGCTGGTAATAATCAACAAATTTTGCATGGTGTAGTAACTGCTGTAGCTTTAGTAGGTAATGTATATGACTTAACAATTACTGAATTAACTTATACTGCTAACTGGGGTCAAGGTATAGATTTTGTTTTAGAATTTACTGCTTATGGTACTTCCATAACTGGAGCAACAGGGGCGACCGGTGCTGGTGGAGTTGGATCTACTGGAGCCACTGGATCACAAGGTGCAACTGGTGTTGTAGGATTCCAAGGAGCAACTGGTTTTACAGGATCTACAGGAGCAGTTGGTCAACAAGGAGCAACTGGAGAACAAGGCGCTATTGGTCAACAAGGTGCTACGGGTAATCAAGGAAAGGTTGGTAATCAAGGTACAGTAGGTAATGAAGGAGCAACCGGTGCGGTAGGACTACAAGGTGCTACTGGCCTACAGGGCGCTAAAGGTGAAACTGGAGATAAGGGTGCAACTGGATTTGGTGGTGCAACCGGTAGCCAAGGCGCAACTGGTGTTGGTGGAACAGGTGCCCAAGGTGGTACCGGTGCTATAGGTAATCAAGGTGCCGTTGGTCCACAAGGTGGGGGTGGCTCTGCAAGTGTACTTTGGTCAGAGCCTACTATTATTAAGACTAGCACCAACCAGACTATTGCTGCTAACAGTTCAGGTAGTTCTGTAGATACTGCTCTTTATGGAACTCAGTATATTGACCAGTCAACATTAAGTAATGATCTACAGCATGCTGATTTCTCTAGTGTTGGAACAGGAAAGACTGATGGAATTAAAAATATTGGTACAGCGACAGATATACAAGTTAGATATAGTGTTCTTATTACAACCTCAGCAGCTCTTAGTGGTGGATCGGCTCGTTTACAGATTATCAATCACGCAGGTACTATACTTCATGACGAAGCAATTGAATTTGTTGGCGGTGGTGGTCAAGGTAGATTTTATACTGGTATAGTGTTCCTTAATTTAAAAAATTCTGAAGGTGTAGGAATGGAAGTTCGTAACCCAACCGGTAACCCTGCAATAGTAGTTGAGGAATTTACTTTACAGGCTAGAAAAATGATTGCTTCATTTAACATACCAACATAATCTTAAACAATTATTATATTTAAAGTATAATAATAAATAGACAATAAATGCAAAAAGATAAGACTAAAGAAACTCTACAAGAAGAGTCTAATGAGCCTTCTCATTGGCAATGGATTAAAGGCGATGATACTGGGAATGTAGTAACCATTAAGAATGAAGATGATAAGTGGATAAATTTTAATAATGGTACAAGATTAGCTAAAGATTTAAAATCTGAATTTATACAACCGTTAGAGTCAGATCTAGCCAGTGAACTTTTAAAAACTCAGTCACCAAAAGGTATGCCATCTATAACTGTACAAAAAACTACAGGAGATGTTCCGATTCCTAAAAAAGAAATTTCCCCTATCAGAGTTTTATTTAATAAACAAAAGAAAAATAGTAAAGTAAAACTTCTTTTAGAATTTCCTGTAAATATTCCACAAAAAGCTGTTTATGAATTAATGAGTACTTCTTTTGATAAAGATGAAGTTAATGATGTATTACAATCATTTATTTTAGATCAATTATCTGAAGATGAAATATTAGACTGTTTACATAACAGTGTACAATCATTAATTGAGAGCAAGTATAAAGGCGAATAGCACACTTAATAGCTAGTAATATATAATAAAATTAATCATATGAGCGAGACTGCAAATCAAACTATACCTAATCGTCGCCAAAGAAGAGCGGCTATGAAATACCAAGGAATTTTAAAAATGAAAGGTAAACTTCCATTTAAAGAATGGTTAGAAATCTGTAAACAAACTAGAGAAAAGGGCAAAGAGATACATGAGGCAAATGTTGAAGCTGCTGAAAAATCTATATATGCAAAATTAGAACAAGTAGAAAATAATAAAATAGCATATTGGAAAGAAGAAGGCTATACAGATAAAGAAATAGATAAGTTAAGAGATGCATTAGCACTTATTACAATTAAAGATAAATCTACTTGGCATAAAGACAAAAAGGAAGCAAGAAAAACCTTTAAAGAATTAAGGGAAAAATTAAACTTAAGAAAATCATAAATGATTAAGATAGTTTTAGAACCAGCCAGAAATGGTGTAATCAAAAAAGTCATTGATGATAATCATGGTGGAGGTAGAGAACATTTTACTTCAACTGATGTTTATGAAGTAAATGAAAATGATAAGAATCAATTTAGTTATATAAAAAGATTCTTTTTTGATTTATGTGACGATCTCGGATTGGAGGTTGGTAGTAAATTTGATGAAACTGTATTAGATATTAATACACGATGGGGTACTCACTTTGAACCTACAGAGAAGGATATTGAATTTAAAATAAAAAGACTTAAGAGTGAGCTTAAGAAATTAGAAGAATGGAAGAACATATAGAATTTAATTTTATATACTCTAATGATGCACTTCGTGTCAAATCATTTTTAGGTAATGTTCCTAGAAGTATTGAGTGTATAAATTATATGGATATATTTAACAAACTTACAAAAAACGATTTTTATCAATATGAACCATCTGATGCAGTAGTATCATCTTATTTAATGAGACAGTTACAAAATGCAATAGGTCGTAATATTTCTACAACAATATTTTATGTTTTAGGAAGTCTTAACAAAGAAACTGTTGGCGGAATACAATCTTATGTTGAATCGTTATCAGATAAACCTATTACTTACAAAATTTATCATTCACCTGATATTACTGTCAACGGTACTGCCGAGTTATTCGATGACATAATAGAATTTGAATGAAAACACATAGGATATTTAATAAGGGACAAAATGTATACTGCTTATTAGCATCTCATACAAACCCTAATATACTTTTACCAGTTAAAGGTAAAATCTTAGATTCCAAATGGGATCCAGTAAATCCTCTTTATCAAATTCGTATTGTTAAGTTTTATGATAATATGAGATTTCTTAAACAACATTTCTTTGATATGAATTTCAGACATATGTTTGAAAATAGAGCAAGGAAAATGATTTTAAAAGCAGAAGACTTTAAAACTGCCAATGCTTTAGAAAAAAGATTAAACGAAAAAGATAGAGAAAGATTTTATGTTGTTGTAGAATCTGTAATGTGTACCAAGACAAAAGTTGGTTTATCCGAATTATTTGAAAAGGTTCAACTCTACATGATTTCTAAAAACCTAAAAGAAATTAGAGATATTTCTGCAAGGCCATTTTTTAAAGGACCGCTCTCTATTGATAGTGTTAGAGAATTTGATGCCAGATATAAAAAAGGTTGGACAGATAAATTTGAAAAAGGTAAGCTTAACATTGATAAGTATCTTAATAGCTTAGGTTAAATATATAATAAAAATAAACCTATTTAATGGCTTTTAATCTCAAATCCACAATCAGTAATCTTAATGATGCACTATATCCATCGCCTGAGCAATCTACTAGTGGAATAGCTGATAACGAAAGTCCTGGATTATTAGGTGTCTTTGGTGGACAATCAGTAGGGTTTGCAAAGGGTGTTAGCGAATTATACAGTAAAACATTTTATCAAGCCAGAAATAAAGCAGATTCTGCAACTGTTGCGAAAGGAAATGAAAATACTGAGTTTGCTGCATCTATTGCTAATAAATATGCCTTATTCAACTTTCAAGGGTTTTATGGAGATCTTCAATCATCTCAAGCAAATAACTTTAGTGATAAAGATAATGCTGCTAGAAAATTAATGGGTGGTGTAAATGCTCAAAACGTTACTATCCCTAGAATCATAAATTACTTTGACGAAAAGTATCCAAAGATTGGTTATAAGCCATCAGATTTTTTATATTCTAAGTATTATAAAAAAATTCCAGTAAATCATTTAGTTACATTAAGAAGGTTTCCTACTGCCATACCTGACAATATTTATAATTATAATATAAGACCTAAAGGAGGTGGTGCAGACGATTCAGTAGACGGTACTCAAATAGCAGGTGTTACTGCCGTAACTTACTTAGGAGAAACTGCTGGTAATCAGTTAGGTGAGATAATGTCTATGTCATATGGGTTAAATTATAAAGATATTGAATCCAAGATGGAAGAGATTGATACAGGTGGAGCTGGCGGTGGATATACACAACAACCTTTTTATAATAAATTAGGAGGAATAGGTAAAGCTGTAACTGATGCTGCAAAGAACGTATCGGCAGGTGCTAAGTATAGAGCACAAAATGGTGCAGGTAGTTCTACTGCTGATAGGTTAGGTACTACTTATGCAAACTTTGTATTAGGTCCGGTGAATGTTGTTGATAAAACTACAATTAGAAACAGAGGTCTAAAGTTTGAAAATAACTTTACACTAAATTTTGAATATGAACTTAAATCATTAAGTTATGTTAATCCAAAAATTGCAATGATTGATATTATTAGTAATATGCTAACTATGTCTACTAATAATGCTCAGTTCTTTGGTGGCGGTCATAGATATTACGGAAGCGCTGGTTATGTAGCCAGCCAGTTCGGAGATCCTTCTATGTTAAGAAGTGGAAATTTCTCTGGGTATTTAGGTAGTGTAGTTAATGACGTTGAAACTGGTTTTAAAGGATTATTTGGAACAAGTGATGGTGGTTTTGATGCAAACAGTATTGTAGATGGATTAAAGAAGGTAGGTAGTACTTTATTAGGAAATATGATGGGTGGATTTTTAAGTGAACAGGTTGGTGGCCAAACAGGTACTCAGGCAACAACTGCATTTATTAGTGGTGAACCAACTGGAGATTGGCATGTGACTGTAGGTAATCCTCTTAACCCTATTGTAATGATGGGTAATATGATTTGTGAAAATACTAAAATGACTATGGGTGCTGGTTTAGGTTATGATGATTTTCCAATGGAAGTAAAATTTGAAGTTGATATGAAGCATGGTAAACCTAGAGATAAAGGTGATATAGAAAATATGTTTAATGCTGGGCAAGGTAGAATATATGCATCAGCCCAAGGTCTTGAAGATATATTAAATCTTTCAGGTAGAGAAGTTGAAACCTATGGTTCTATTCCTAATGTAGGAACTAGTAATTTACAGCCTTCTACTAATAATGCTCCTCCTGCATCTTTTGAAGACGCTCAAATAGCAAATATAATTAAACCATCGAATAATCTAGCAGCCAATAGTGAAAATGGTGAATATGTAAGTAACTTAACAAGAATGTTAATAGACTCATAAAATAAAACTATCAATGAATATTAAATCACTTACATTAAAGAATAAATTAACAGATGATAGAACTGGGCAACAGTATTTTGATCTGACTGCACCTTCTTTTAAGTATAAGAGAGAATTAGGTGTTAAGGCTTTACATTATGTTCAACAAGATCAGATAGGTAGAGTAGATAAGATATCAAGAATCTATTTTGGATCTGAACAATATGTAGATGCTATCTGTATTATTAATAATATCTTTAATCCTTTTTCTTTACAAGAAGGTGATGTTTTAGCCATACCAAATTTACAAGATCAAAACTTAGTTTATAAGAGACCTAATCCTGCATCTAGGCCAAGTGCTTCTTTGGCTCAGTATGTTAATACGGATGTACAAAGTGAAATAGACCAGTCAAGAATACAAAGATTATTACAAAAAGCAAAAACTAAAAAGACTGGAGTCAAATCTCCGATACCGCCGAATATGTTACAACAAGGACAAGATGCTAAAATATTTAAAGGTGGCAAAATAACATTAGGTGCAAATTTACCAACAAGAAATAGTAATACACAAACATAGGTTATGTCAGAAAGTATAGTTGAAAGAAACATATTGACCATTATAGAACCTGCTATTCAATTGGATCCATTAGAAATATTAGACATTGAAAGTGATAGTGAAAATTCTGATGGGGCAAAGCAACAGATAAAACCTTCTAAATTTTCTCAGGTTATTCCAGTCGTTAGAATTAATTCTTATGATGTTCAAATGGATAGACTTAATTTCTTTTCATTAAAGAATGATGGATTCTATCCTACATGTACAATTCAGTTTGCAGATACAGACGGAATGTTTAGTTCTAGATTTTATCCTAAAGATGGAGACCTAATACAACTTAATATAAGATCACAAGGTGATGAAACTACATTTAAACCAATAAGAATTGATTTTACTGTCGTTGATTGTAAACCTGTAGGTGGAGGTGGAGGAAGATCACCAAATGAATTTAAAGTATTTGGAAGAATGTTTGTTCCTAATTTATTTACAGAAAGTGTAGAGTACGAAGAAGAAGTTACAAGCTTTGATGCATTATTAAATATTGCAGAAAGATTACAATTAGGCTTTGCATCTAATGTTGAGGAGACGGCAGATCAAATGACTTGGACTAATCCTAATGATACAACTGAAACATTCATCCAGGATATTGTAGCCAATAGCTATCTTAATGATGAAACATTTTTTACTTCTTACATTGATCCATATTATTATTTAACAATGGTTGATGTTAATAGATTATTTAGTCAAGAAGGTGCAATAGAAGCCAGCCAAGGTTTCAGTACAAACCCAAGTGATACGATGGGAACTGAAGAAGGTGAAGGGCAGACAGATGACATACCTAATTACTTAAGTAATATGTTACAGCTTCAAGGTGGTGCTAGATATATCTCTAAACATCAAATGGTTAATAATAGTGGAAAGATTAGTAAAGCAAATGGTTATAAAAAATATTCTCAATATTGGGATTTGGAAGCAAAAGAATGGGTAAGTGAATTTGTTGATCCTTTAACTAATGATACTCCTGGAATGATACCTGCGACAAAAGGTAGAGTAATTGATGGGGAAGTAGAAGGACCAAGAAATGATCAAGTTAAATATAAATATCTTGGAACCCAAGGTGATAATGTCCATCCAGAATTTCAATATTCAACAGTTTTAAATTATCAGAATATTACGGAGATTAATAAAATGGGAATGATAATTGAATTAGATACAGTTAATCCTGCTCTTGTAAGATATAGTAGAATCTATTGTCAAATATTAGAATTTGCAAGCCCTATTAAAAGTACTTTATTAGCACCAGAAAACGATGAGATAGAAGGAGAACAGGCTCCAGAAACTAGAAGTGGTGGTGATGATGAAAATAATTCAGATTCAGAACAAGGAATTGTAAATGAATACTTAACCGGCTTTTATGTTATAAAAGGTGTTGAATGGTTATTAACTGCACCTGGTCCTATAAGAATGAAATTAACCTTAGTACGTAGAGAGTTCACTCCAACGACTTAAATAAATATAAAAACAAAGTAAAGATATGCCTTTAATAGATTTAGCAAATCCCGCAGGGAGTGATGGCTTAGCTCAGTTAGCTGGACCGTTTGGTTCAAATCTAGGAGGTGGGACATTTCCAAGAAGTTATGAATTTGCAAAAAAATTCGTTAGTGCTGAAACAGCTGAAGGTTCCGGAAATAATGGTGTTACTCAATTAGATGACCCAACTTATTTAGGTTTTAGTATAATGTTTGATACAACATCACCTCTTTTTAATGGGGCAGGTTTAGGAAGTAGCACAAGTACTGATGATGGTGCAGAAACTTCTGATTACCCGACAGCAGAATCGGCTGTTGCATACTTAAATGCAATCGGAGAAAAAAATAGAGTTCAATATTTAAAAGCATTTATTACAGGTTTATTGGAAATACAAAGAGCAAGACCTTATTATTTTCAAACAATACAAGGATTAACAGAAGCTTGGCAAAAATCTTTTGAATATAAAGTGGATCCTTACACAGGAACTACAGGAGAAGAGGGTATTGTTATAGGTTGTCTAGAAGCAATAGATTTAAAAATGACTGCCTTATTTAATTTATATAAAATGGCCGTATATGATTCTATGCATAAGAGAATAATACTTCCTCCTAACTTAATGAAGTTTGATGTTACTATACAGGTACAAGAAATAAGAAAATTTAAAACAGTAAGAAATTGGTTACAGGCCGCAAATAATCAAATACAAAAGGATCAAGTTGAAAAGTTAACAAACCAAAATACTTCACAAGTAAGTTTTAGATTTACTGAATGTGAATGGATTCCTGGTGCTAGTGGAAAGGTATTTGAAGGTGTTACTAATAGTGGAGGCGAAATTACTACAACAGAAATAAAGTTTAATTATTCAGATATGCAAAATTCATCTCAATATGCTGGATTTGATAGTAAAATGGATGCCTCCAAAATACAAGTTAGTACCGATCCTGACTTCTTTTCAAAAGCAGGCTTTAAAAACTTTGCTAAAGACGCAGTAATGGACCAGGTGGAGGGAGCTATTAATTTAGCCGGTAGAGCAGGTGCAAGTTTAATAAGTGGCTTAACTTTAGGTAATGTATTTGGAATAAGAAATAATGTACTTGGTGCAATAGCAAACCCACAAGGTTTAATTAATGCTGCCGTAGGTGCAGCTATCCAAGGTAATGAATTAGAGACATTTGGAAATGAAAGTTCAATTACTAATCTAGGAGATAATCCTTTAGGTGCTGCTCAAGAGCGAGCTGAATTTGGTTCGAGTAAATTATTTGAAGAAGCTCTACCAGTAGGAACAGGTTTAAATTCAACAAATGCATTTGGTCCATCTGGCCCACCGCCTAATTCAACAATAACTTCAGAAGACAATATATTTAACTAATGGGAAAGGTTGATCCAAAAAATTTTAACGCTGATGATTTACGAACTACTCAGTGGGTAGGAATCGTAGAAGATACTAATGATGATATATTTGAAGGTCGTTGTAAGATTAGAGTATATGGTAAAATGGATGATCGTGTAGATCCTGAAGATCCACAAAGTGCATTTAAAATTCCAACTGCTGCTTTACCTTGGTCAAGACCACATCAGCTAATGTATGGAGGTAGTAATACAGGAAGTGGTAAATTTGAAATTCCTAAATTAGGTTCTATTGTTAGATTAACATTTGACAATGGAAATTTTTATCAACCTGTTTATCATGAAAACATTTATCCTTCAGATGAAACAAAAGCTGAAGTAGAACCATCATACCAAAATTCTCATGTATTAATTTATGATACTGCATTTGGTTTAACTGGAGAATTACAAGATGGAGTATCTGAAGTAACAAATGAAAGAGAAGGTGAACATATTAAAGTTTTCTTTACAGAAGAAAAAGGATTAATGATGGACTATACTACAACTGAAGGTCCAACTACAGTTAATGTAAAGCCTGATAATTCAGTTCATATCATTAATGCTAATGGAGATTCTATGGTAATGCTTAATGATGGAAATATAACATTTACTCACTCTGCTCAATTTACAATTAATAGTGGAGCTGATACCGTAATTAATGCAGATACTAATTGTCTGATTAATTGTGTTGATGCTGTTATTACTGCAAGTGGAGAAACACATGTTAATTCACCAAGGATTAAATTAGGTGAAGCAGCAGCTGAATCTGTAGTTAAAGGTGATACTTGGAAAAGTTTATTTGATGCACATATTCACCCTGCCCCAGGTGGAGTAACTGGTACACCATTACCTCCTTTTAAAAATAGTTCATATTTAAGCCAGAAAAATACCACTGACTAATGCCTTGGATTCCTGCACCATTTAGATTAAAGTTTCCTGCTTGGTTAGTTAGTAGTACTGGCACAGAGCCATATTCATTTAAACCAATAGCACAAGAAATTGGTAAAGACTATGTACTAGCAGCCGTTGCGGCACAAACATCATTCGGTTCATTTCCACTTTCTGTAGGTACTGCTTTAGATATACAAGAAGGTTTTGAAAAATCATTTGAAAAAATTCAGACTTATATGGATGATGTAGTTACATGGGCACCTGGTGATTCTCCTACTGAATGGGGAATGCAAGTACCTGATGAAGTATGGTTAGATGCTGCAACAGCTGTGGTTAAATATTGGGGAGGTGGATCTATGCTACCTGCGCCACCAGCACCAGGAGGAAGTGCAGGTATATCAAATGATATTTTATTTCCTGGTTATTCTATAGATAATCAAACAGGATTTATATCTGTTGATGCTCAACTTACAAAGGATATTTCTGCTGCTTTTAAATTATATAATGGTCCTGCGCTGGGCACTGCTTTAGATAAAGCTTTTGTTGCTCATTTAAAATTAGTTAGTGGTTTATGGTCAGGTTTAGCTGCTGCTGGTACCCCTCCTCCACCGTTTGCTTTTCCTTGGGTAGGTTTATCCTAACATTAATGAAACAAAACAACTTGTGATAAGTAAAATAATAAATACTAAACTACATAGGTAATATATAATACAGATACTAACCTCATAAAAAACAAAAAATGACTGAACAAGAAATCACAATTCAATTAAGTGATGATCCATTTGATACTAAGAAAGTAAAAGTCCAAGTTCCTGAAGGTACAAAATTAATGTGTAATGAAGCATATGCTGCTGATGCCTTATCAATGTATGGACTAACAGATCCCCAAGCAAAGAAAACACAACTTATAGAAGACAACGTGGCATATACCACGAGAGGGGAGGTTTCTTTCATATCCAAAGATAGAGAAAGAGCTCTCATTGATATTGAATCTAAATATACAGCCTATTGTACTTTAACTAAAGAACCTGATTATATTGTAGAACAATTGGAAGTAGGTATGGAAATTGATGTTAAGATTAAAACTAATAAAAAGAACGGTGATGTTATGGCTTCGATATCCGATGCTATACAAGAGGTTAAGCTAAAAGAAATAAAAGATGCAATTGGAAATTCTACTATAGGATTCACTGCAAAAGTTAAGGAATTAATTCATGGTGGATATTGGGTAGATGTTGCAGGAATTAAATGCTTTATGCCAGGTTCATTAGGAGGGTTAAATAAATTACATGATTTTAATGTATTAGTAGGTAAAGAAATAATAGTTATGCCAATAACATTCTCTAGGGAAAAGGATACGGTTGTAGTATCTCATAGAGAATATTTAAGAACAATGATTCCTTCTACTATTGATAAGTTAAATGAAACAATAAAAGAAGAAAGAGCTGGTTTTGTAACAGGTACAACTAAGTTTGGTGTATTTGCAGAATTTGATGAATGCTTAACAGGATTAATTCCTAAAGCTGAATTAAGTGAAGAATTCCAAAAAGCATTAGATGATAGAAGTATTAAACCAGGAGACCCTATTAGATTCTGGGCTAAAGAAGTTATATCGGATAGAAAAATTATATTAAGCCAATTAGGACCTAAGATTGATTTATGGGATGGTGTTGATGAGAAATATAAACCTATGATGATTACTGAAGGTAAGGTAACTAAAATAACTTCATACGGTGCATTTGTAGAATTAGAAAAAGGAATCAGTGGATTAATTCATAAATCAAAACTAAAGGGTGCTGAATTATCTAAAGGTGATACAATAAATGTAAAAATTGGTAGTGTGAATGTTAGTGATCGTAAGATTACAATGAACATAGCATAACCTATTCCTGGTTTGAATATATAAACAAATCAGGAACTACATGTACACCAACGAACAATTAAATGCTATATATGCATCCAAGATTGGATTAGAATTTGAATTCTTTGCTAATGAAGGATTAGATGAGGTTAAAAGAAGCCTTTCTAATGCTTTAAATAAAAGAATACAAATAGAGGAAAAGGCTCATAGTGATTTTACTCCTAGTGATGAAACATTCAAATTAGAGCCTGATAATTCAGGTGGAACCGGTATGATAGAATTAGTCACCGGGCCAATGCCTTTCGTTGAATCAAAACTTATTATTGCTAAAACATTAAAATGGATTCGTGAAAATGGATCTACTAATGAAAGATGTTCTATTCATGTTAACGTAGCTTTTGATGGAAAGAAATTAGGAGTTCCTACAAATATATCAAATTTAGATATTGGTAAATTTGTATTAAATTTTGATGAGAATAAAATATATGAAGCATTTCCTAATAGAAAAGATTCTGTTTATGCTAAGTCAATAAAATTTATTGTTCCTTTAAGTGGAATGACTCAACCATCTCCTGAAAGAATTTCATGGAAAAATTATATGTTTGTATCTGAAAAGTATTATGGTGTAAACTTTTCTAAGTTACCTAAGAATTATATTGAATTTAGATATCTTGGTGGAAAAGATTATGAGAAGAAGTATAATACAATAATGAATTTAACAGAACATTTTGTTGTATCATTATATGAAACTTTAATGTATCCTCAATATACCGATGCAGATCTTAAACAATTAGATGTTGTTTTAGAAAAGCACAGTGGTATAGTTGAATCTTATAAAGACTACCAAGCATTTAAGAAAAAATTTCCAAAGATAAGATTAATGGTTGATCTTAAAACATATGATCAAATTGTAGAAACATTTTATCCTAAAATGAGAGAAGAGCTTTTTAAGCTTTTAACTTTAGCTGGTTTAAAAGAAGGTTTGATTAACTATGATGCTGATACTGGTAGAATGCAATTAAAGAATGCAGAACTAATGAGATGTTTTGAAATAAAAGGAGTTGATATTGTAGACTGTAAAATTCAAGGTAACATTTTAAATTGTGATATCTTTAGCTCAGAGTTAGTAAATTCATCTTTATTTGAAAGTAACTTATTTGGTGCAACTGATGCAGCTGATTGTAAGATAGAAGATTCTTATGTTAGTAAAAATGTAATATGTAAAGATTCATATGTCTTTGGACCTAAAGGAGTATTTAGTGGAGAAATGGAAGGTGGTATTTTTAGAAAAGGTAGAGCTACTAAAATGGCTAGGTTTGAAAATACGGAAATAATTGAAATAGAAAAAATATAAAATAGTATGGCTAATAAGAATACTTATTGTAATGATCCAGATGAAGCTGCATGTTTAGATGCACTAATCAAATTAATTAATGATGATCTTACAATTGCATGTCAAATACCGTTTACAGTTCCTAAGAAAGAACTAAACAATATTATCCAAAGAGCAAAACAATATTTTTATAAAATATATGAAGATAGTGTAGAGCAAATGTATATTGCTTTACCAGCTGGTGCATTATCAAAAACTAGCTTTAAACAAGGCGTGCCACATGGAACTGGTCAATCTAACGAAACTATAACTAACAAAAATCAAATTTCTAATCCTAGAGGTATTGTTCAGATGCCATCTCGAGTATATTCTGTTAATGATGTATTTGAAATTGGTGGATTCAGTGGAGAAGATGGAGGATTTGGTCAAATGAGTTTTAATGCAGACGATGTTGACTTTTCAATTGATAAATTTATTTATGATGATGTTTATGGTGCTGGTATAGGAAGTGAAAATTTAATGTACTATGTTGTTAATTCATTATTCATGGACAATGCAAGACAAGTTTTATTACCGCAAATATCATATACTTATAATAGGCTAACTAAGAAGTTTAGATTCCAAGGTGAATTACCAAAGCGTGCTGTTATATTTGAAATCTTTTCTACTATTTCTGATTGTGCACTTTTTGATGATGAAGCATTCCAAAGATATGTAATAGGAATGGCTAAAATTCAATTATCTAGAATTTTAGGAACATTCTCTTTTAATCTTCCAGGTAATATTACAATTAATTATGACATGATCTCATCTGAAGGCAGAGAAGAAGTTGATAGAGTAGTTGAAGAAATTAAAGGTGATGAAGGTGTTGACTACTTTTTCACAGGATAATTATAATCTGAAAGCCATCAAATTAAAAGAGAATATATAATAAAAAATTAGTGTTCTTAAATGATTAAAGATATTTATAGTAGAGATGCTGCCGCTCCAAAATTTAATGATGCTACATTGGAGGTGAGTGATAAGTTATCTCAGCTTATAATAAAAATAGAAAATTGTCTTTTTACTAGAAAAGGTGATGTTTTAGGAGCTTCTAATATGGGTGCTAATTTAGATGAATTAATATTTTCATTAGTGTTAAATGAGAATACAATAGAGAATGCTGTCAACGGCCAGATTACTGCTTACTGTTTACCAGACTTAGCAGGATTTGATGTTGACACTAAAGTAAGTTTCTTTTCTACTGAGGGAAGAGATGGTTGTTTAGTTGATATTTTCGTAAATGAACAAAGAGTCATTGGTGCTCTTTTTTAAAATAATAAAGTAAATGTCATTTTTTAGTAAAACAAGATTAAAGGCTACAGAGTTATTTGAGGATTCATTTGAATATCTCCAGAGGACTTATGACCAAGCAGTAGAAGTATTTACTCCTGCTTCACCATTCGGTCAAATTTTAACTGTGGTTTCTAACTTAGGTGAAATGATTTTCTTTTATATAGAAGCAGTTGCAACTGAAATGAATATTTCAAGAGCAAGAAATATTGAATCTATTTACGGTTTATCTAGATTAACAGGGCATGATCCTACAAGAGGTATATCTGCAAGAGGTATAATTGGATTAAGATTAAATACAAGTGCATCTAGCCTTCTTAATGGTGACTATGTTCAGATTATGAATGGTTCATCTTTTGAAATAGGACAAAATAGTTTAACTTATTTTTTAAGATTTAATAGTGATTTTATTAGATTAGATAAAAGTAATAAACAATTTGTTAATGTTGAAATTATCCAAGGTGAAAAAGATGAGCAATCATTTACAGGATCTGGTAATCCATTACAAAGTTATAACTTATCTACGAAAGAACCTACAGATCAATATTTAGTGGAATGTTTTGTTGATGGTAAAAAATGGAAGTTAGTTGATTCAATATATGATATGAACAATGGTGAAGAAGCAGCTATGATTAAAACTAGTGTTAATGGAGGGCTAAGTGTTTTCTTTGGAAATAATCAATTTGGGCAACCACCTGCATTAGGTTCAAGAATTAGAATAACTTATGTAAAGACTAGAGGAGTGGCTGGTAATATTGGAGGTAAACAATTAGATATTAAATTTTCAGACCCTGGGACAGATTCTTCAGGTGAGCAGGTTGATTTAAATGAAATTCTTTCAATGAACATTACAAGAAACCCAATGTTTGGGTCTGATTCTGAAGATCCTAATTTTACAAGATTAATTGCGCCGTACCAAAGTAATTCTTTTGTATTAGCAAATCCTAATAATTATATTTACTATCTAAGTAAGTATGACTTTTGGTCTTTCATAGATGCTTATAATACTAAGAATGATGAATATTTGGATGATGACAATATTATTTACCTATTCTTAGTTCCAGATGTAAAGAAAAAATTAACTAGTGATTTAGATTACTTTAGTGTACCTGAGGTAGAATTTACTATGACCACACAGGAAAAAGAAATGACTTATGAAATTTTAAATAAGAGTGGAAGACAAGTAGTTACGGCAGAAACTAGAATCGTAGATCCTGTAATTAAAAAGTATGCTCTTAATGTTGTAGTAAGGTGGTTTGAAAATTATGATAAGGATGCTATAAGAATTGAAATAAGAAAAAATCTAGATGAGTATTTCTTAAATGTAAATAGAAGAGATAGAATTCCACGATCTGATATTATTTCTATAATTGAAAATGTTGAAGGAATTGATTCTGTAAATGTATTCTTTATCTCTGAAGAAAATGAAAAAGCAATCAGAGATGGTTTTTATTTTGTTCCTGTTTATGGAACAGATCCTGTGACTGACCAAAGAGCATTAATAGAGAATAAGAAAATAGTTTTAAAGAAAGGTGAAGATCCTAATTTAGGATTAGATAGTTTTGGAGATATTATTATTGAAAACAATGACATAGCAATCATAAGAGGTGGATGGAAAGATAGAAATGGAACTTTCTATGAGCCTATCCCAGATGCAAATAAAATAGGTTCTCTTAATGTATTCTATAAAGAAGCAATAGCTAATAATCTTTATAATAAAATACAACAAGAAAAGTATAACCAAACTAAAAGAAATAGAGGTACTACAATTGCGACTGGTGCAAACTCTGCAGGTTTAAATACCGGTAGGTTACAAAATACACCAACGCTTAAAGCACTAAAAGGAGAATAATATGGCAACAGTAAAAAATAATAGAACAGGATTTCCTAGCTTATATAGAGCTACTTATGAAGAGGGCTGGGAATTAAAAAATACAGGATACGATTATTCTAAAACTTTATTAAATGTTACAATGTCAAAATATATGTTTAGAAACAGGCATCTTAAAAAATTCTTAGAAGATTATCTAAATCCTATAATGGTTTTTTATGTCAATAAAGTTAAATACTTGAGAATTTATTTTAATTTTGCAGTTCCTAAGTGGTATCAAAAAATAAATTAATAAGTCGTGGCTAATTGGCAACATTTATATTTCTTCGATAAACAAGGGAAGAATTACAACATGCAATATGACAGTGCTGCTGATAAGTGGACTGGTGATATCTTTTTGCCTCAAGTTTCTATTGACTTATTTGAAGTAGGTCAAATATTTATTCTACAGAAACTAAAAGATTCAACGAGTGGTGCTTTTCTGTTTGGTTATCCTCATACACAAATAGAACCTGCAACTGACCAAACTTGTAACTGGGATGTTAGTTGGGATACTACACAGCCCGATGAAATAATTCTTTTTCAATTTAATAAAGACTTTAACACAGGTACTCAATCAGCATTAGTTCAAGAACCTGACGGACCTCCTCTTATAAAGGTTGATAAAATGATTGCACCTTTACAATATGATCCTAATCAAACTTTGGATCCTGACGGATTTATAATCACTGATAAAATTAAATCTGAAGCATTACAAATTGATTTAGCATTCTCTTCACCAAAAGAAAATACATATAGAAGAAAATTAGTTATAACTGATAAATGTACTAACACTACTGTTGGTGAATTTATGGTATATGCTGAAAGTATTGAAGAAGATGAAAGATTAAGAGTTATGACTCAAAATATGGGTTATAATGTTATTGCATCTGATAGCTCAGTATTTAGAGAAACAAATATAAAGGAAGTATTACCTGATTACGTAGAGATTAATCTTAAGCGTAAAGAAATTATGATGGAAGGTAGTAACATATATCCTTTCATCGGTTCATATAAAGGTTTGATTAATGCTATTAAATTTTTTGGATATGATAATTTAAAATTAGCAGAATTTTGGAAAAATGTAAATGCTAATTCTCCACAGTTTGGAAAGTACATTATGAGTAGAGATGTAGATTTGTTTTCTCCTACTGCTCAGTTTGATGATAGGAAGATAACTTTACCTAATAAAAACTTTAGGAAGACTAGTATGTTTGAACTTATTTATAGAATTAATAAAATAGTTCCTAATAAGTATACTGATGAGGATTTACCAGTCACTGAAGAATTACAAGATTTCACAATTGAAGAAATCTTAATTAAGTTGTTTGGTTTAAAAAGAAAATTAGAAAAAGAATATCTTCCACTTAATGCTCATATAAAAGGTATTACTGCCGAGGCAGATTTCTTTGGTTTATTAGAAGTCACAAATACTATAAGTAGAAATGATACTAATACTATTAATGCTGGTATTAACACTGATTTTAAAGTAGCGCCCGCAACATGTACATATATAGAAGATTTAAGAACATTTGATTCTTTCTGCTTAGAAGAAGCAGCTGTAGTGGGACAAGCTATAATTAATTTTTGTAATGCTTACATAGCTCCATTAGCTGGAGGTAAATACGCAGTTGGTAGAAACATGGTTATGGATTATGTACCAGGACAAGTATTACCACCACCTCCAATTGGACCAGATCCTAATAGCGTACTTGGTGCTTTACAAGATGGTGGAAATGTTTCTATACAATCTGTAGCTGGAGTTTATGCTGCTTACTTTGCAAGATATGCTCCTAATTTAAATAAAACGGCAGGTTTAGATTATAAGCAAGGATATTCTTCAGAATACTTACCAGATCAACCGGGTGTTAAATCAGGTGCATTAGTTACATTAACCAATGATAGTTTTAATAATTTAACCTGGGATAATATTGATAGCACTTGGGAGCAGTTAACAAATGCTAATGACTTCTTTACTTTTGATTTTAATGTTCAGGGTGCAAATGTTGGGGATGTTTATACTTTAAGTGACCCTGCTACTGGAACCTCTGCTACTCATACTGTTGTTTTTGGTGATACTATACAATCAATCACTACTTCTATTTTTAATCAAGTGGCTGCGCTAAAAACTACACAAACAGATCCTTGGTTATTTTTTGATTGGTCTCAGGTTACTAATGATATAGGTCCATGTATTAGAGGTTATGGTAATGACGTAAATAGATTTGTTGCTTCAGTTACTTTAGCTAACCCTGCAAGCGGTGGTCAATTTACTGATATTCAATTACCAGGAGAAACTTTATTTACTTGGCAAGGATTAGAGTCTGGGAATTTCTCAGAAATAGAATGGACAATTTTTAAAGAGGCATCCGATGTATCTCCTTCTTACTTTTTTCAAATAAGAGGTACTATCGGACAATATGGAACTCTTCCTATAACATTACCTTATGTTGGAACTTATAATGTTGAAATGAAGCTGTTTGATTTATATAATAATATTTCATCATCAGTAAAAGAAAGTGCTATCTGTGTAGAGGCTAGAGAAGTAGAATATTCAGGATGGTACCAAGGTAGAAAAAGAACTTATACCTGGAGCAGTGAAGGAAAGTATACTTGGAAAAATTATGGATCATTATGGGATATTCCAATATCACCTAAAGTAACGTGGGATGAAGAAACTCCAAGTTTATATGATTCTCTTGATAGGGTTAATGCAATCTTAAATACATTCGGCATTGGTACTAGTACAGATTTTCAATTATTAAATTATCAAAACGATGGTAAAGCTAGTTTTAGCGGACCTTATCAATGGAAGAATTTAAATGACAGAAGTTGTACATGGAATAATGGTTTTCATTTATGGTGGGATATGACAGCTACGACAGGTGATACCCCAGCATTTTTCCAATTTAGTGAAATGAAGCCTAATACTTATTTAAGAATTATGGATAGAAATGATCAAGTTGGTACTCATTTCTTTAATGCTACTACTACAACATTAGGCGATGCAGTTAATCAACTAAATGTTAGTACAAATTCTATCATTAATAAATATGTTTACAATTTAGTTCTAAATTCTTCTAATAACGAAATGTTTGTTCAAGCAGTATCTAGATACTTTGGAAAACATGGAGACTTTAAGTCGGTTGACATTGTAGATACAAACGGTATTAGAGTTTGTGCAAGTGGTACAGGAAACACAACAGATTATTTTGGTGGACCATTATCTCCAACTACTTTATATCCACCTTTTGATAGATCTCTTGCAATAAATGGAATGACTTTAGTAGCACTACCTGCATTGGGTGGTTCAAACGTAGCAGTATCAGATAAATTTGTTGAAAAGGTTGCAAGAACTATTGAGATGATATTAGATCCTAATGCTACAGGAATTACTTACGATAAACAAGCAGCAGTTTTGCAATCTATGCAATCTAAAAGAACTATTCAAAGAATAGGTTATCTTGGAATGTTTGCTTATCTTCCAGTTTTAGGAACATACCCAGGTTGGGATAATACAAATGATACCAATGCTAATGTAGATTTTGTATGGGAAAATCCTAGTTCTTCTGTTAGTAGTCAGATCACAGAAGTAATAGAGCATGTTTTACATACAATAACTACTTTTGGTTTACCTGGTGCATATCCTAATGTATTTAATCAAACATCACCATCAGGTCCAACCTTTACTGCAATGTCAGAAGCAATTAATAATGGTACATTTGATACTTCTGGTTATGTTCAACAACCAGGACAATCTACTAATGAATATAACGCATTGTTAATGAGAGAATATTTGTTCTTGTTAATTTATGCGGAGTGGAATTTTATAGCTACTTATGTAAGTGGTGGAACTTTGGCACCAGAATGGACTGCGTCAACTCCTGCATTGGTTGCTTCACAGAATCCTTTAGGACATGCTCTTTATACAAATTATATAAGTAAGCTCTTGGCTACACCTAGTACAACAATACTAGATCAAATATTTAAATCATCAGCAAAATCTGGCTATGTACCATTTGAAATAGATCCAATTGGAGGGAATGTAGATTGTTTAAGTAGAATTTATAAATCAAGCCAAAGTATAACTAGCAATCCTACATGGGGAACTGCTAAGTTTATTAATGATGGAAAAGTATTACCACCGATGACATGGGCGATGTTTGTCTATGATAAATGTAGAATAGTTGGAAAGGATGCTCCTAGATGGACTATCTCCAATACTACTAACTCATCCGTGGCTGATATATATTTTGAAAGCAAGTATCTAACATATCTTTTTAAAGACCCAGGAAAGTATATGATAACATTAGAACTTACTGATACGAATGGGAATAAATATAAAAAGGGTAGAAATATCTTAAATATAAAACAAATAAAATAAAAATGGCAATCAGCGTAACAGAAATTTTAGGAACCGATTCTTTATCAGGATCGAGGTTAGTAATTAATGATAACTTTAATGTTCTTGCTAGTGAGATTAATGCAATGGAGGTATACTTTGCCCCAACTGCAGGTACGATCACTAATTTAAACAATCTTTCAACTGAAGCATTGAGAGTTGGGTTAAGTACAATATTACTTGATATAAATGCTAGTACTTTTGATATTTTGACAAATGTTAAAATGACTGGTAATTTAAATATGACAGGTGGTGGTGTATTTAGAAATGATACAAACCCTACTACTCTTAATGATACCACAGCTGGATCAGGAATGGCTATTAATGTTGGTAATAGTACTGCGATTCCACCTTATTCAATAAATAGGGTTGGTAACACGGATATTACTTCTACATTAGCTCTTACTTTATATAGCGGAAGTATAGGACAAGAAATATTCTTTGTTTGTACTGAAGGTAGTGGTACAGTGACGATACAGGGTATCGCAAGTAATATAGTAACAACGGGAGCAACCGATGTTATAAGTTTAAATGCAATAGGGGAAAGTGTACATCTTTTAGCAATTGACAATGGATCAGGCGTTCCAGTTTGGTACATAGTTGGAGGACAAGGATATACATTATCATAATAATTAAAGAAAGAAAAAATACATGGCAACAACGCCCTTAATCAGAACTCCGCAAGCAGACGGGGGAACATTTTACACGTTCTCTTCATCTGCTAAAGACTTATCTAGAACTCTCAATAACGATGAGTTAAAATTAGTCTTTTCTAAGTTTGTGCTTCTTAATCTACCAGATTTTGATAGATTACCATTAGACTATGGCTCGTTTGAAAACTATATGCAGTTTGATACGATAGATGGTGCAATATGGAATGGTGGGTTAAAAGGTGATCCTAATGTTAACTTTACTGAGAGTCTTCAGAATTATGCGCTGAATATTGAAGAACTTATACTTAGTGATTCTACATATGATAACACAACAAACCTAACTGTTTCAGAAAGAGTATTCTTTAAGTGGCTTAAAGAATGTGGTGCCATGAGGTTTAGAGAAGCTTCTGCATTAGAGAAATCAACTGGTGTAACAACACCTAGATTTGTAGAAGAAGATGAAGTATTAGAAGGTACTCGACAATATAGAAGAGTAGTTAGATACATTGGTGAAATTGATATTGTAAATAATGTAGATAAAGCCGGAGAGGCATATACAGAATTATATATTAATGTACCAACAGAGGTAGGTAGAACACCTACAATCCTCTTTGATTCTGTATCTGATAATAATTATCAACCTTCATTAAGAATCACTGGTACAGGCCCTAATGCCGAATATATAGCTGGAAGAAATAGTGCAACAGTTCATCCTCAAGGATTAGACATATTTGCTTTCTATGATTATGATCAAGCATTACAAGGACCTAATGCAGCAGGGTATACAGATCCTAATGCTAACTGGATGGACGAGCCAACTCCACCAACTGCAACGGATTCTTATTTTACAGAACCTACCACATTTACAAGTACTGCCAATGTTAACATACGAAAATATCCAGCCGACTATAATGATCCAACAGGTTATACTGGTTCGGCATATGTAAGATCTGAGTTTGATGGAATTAGTGTAGATTTTAATCCTAATGATTATCAACAAATAACCTCAGATGCAACTATAAGTACTATTCCACAATTTAATGGTACAGATTTAGCAGAGTCATTTGAATTCAATGCTGTATTGATTTATTATGATATGGTAGACTTAAGTGATTCTTCTAAGACAAAAACTAACTTATATGGTATTTTAGTTTTAGATAATGTTACACCAACAACAGATGGTGGTTTCATTCAAAGATATCCAAAATTTAAACCTAATCGTGTAACTGGGCAGAATGGTAATAGTTATGGTTTTAAACTTAATTTAAGATTTGATGCTTCACCAGGAACTGCTGGTATTGATACAATTGTAAATGATTATAATACTTTTTCAATGGGGTTATTTTCAGATGCATCTGCTCAACTTCAAGCATCGGCTCAGATATTCCAAAGACAGCAATTAGAATTGGCTGATATTGAATTAAGATTAGCTGCTGTTGAAAATACTCTTAATTCTGTTAGTACTTCTGCTTTCTTACAAAGCCAAATTAATAATTTACAAACTCAAATTGATAATGCATCATTAGCATTTGCAAGTAGTACTACATTATTAGATTTAATTGCTAAAAATTCTGAAGAGATTCAAAATTTAGCAAACGGAGAAGTTGCAACTACTTTACAATATAATACTGATGTAGTGAGACAAGGTACAGGAATTACAGTAAATACCAATACACCTAATCAAATACAAATATCTAATGCTGTACAGGCATACAACTTAATGGTTCCGTTAGATGCAGGGAATGTACAAATTACTGCAACTGCACCACTAAACTTAAATGTTGTAAATCCTAGAGTATTTGCAGACTTAGGAACATACACAAATATGTTAAGGTTAGATACTATAAACCAAGCCGCCGGAGATTTATCTATTTATATCGATGATACAGATGTTCAATGGAGAACTGGACAAACATTAAGATTAACATTTAATAATGTTCCTCTTTTAGGATCCAGAAATATAAAAATATATACCGATTCACCAAGTAGACTTAATACAGGTTCATTTGGTAAATTGGCTGCAACTATACCTAATGGAGATTTAAGTACTCTTCCAATTATTGATCTGATTTGTACAGAGCAAGGAGTACTAAATTTCGTTTATGATATAGTTAAATAAATAATAAAATTGAAACCTAGATAATGGCTGAAAATAATTCAATACAAACAATGCTCCCAGAACTGTTAAGACTTTTTAACAATTCACTGGAGAGCTTTGAGAAAGTTAATCAGGCGATCACCTCAAGTAGAGATTCGGTAACTGTTAATATTCAGAATAATGATGGCACAAATTCTAGGATTACTATTCCAAGTTTTGGATTTCTTAAAAACTCGGTTGATAGACTACAGACTAATATTAATACCCTAACCAATTTTAATGATGCTAACAGTTCTATTAGGTTAGCAGACGGAACATTTAGAAAATTGGTTTTAGCTAAATTACCAGTTGAAGCACAAGACTTAACTGCTATAAATTCTATTAATCAATTTGACATTAAACCTAATTGGTTTTTTGAAGAATTAATTAATCCTTTATTGTATGTTTCTTTTGATATAACTGGACAAGCGCCAATTGATACAGAAAGAGCCATAGTACAGAGATATATTTTAGATACTAACTCACAAAGTAAAATTAACTTTTTTGAATCTCAATATAGTGGAAATGCTGCAATTGATTATGATACATTTTTACAAGAAATTGTAGAAAAGAATATATCTTATGTATTAGATGAAGCTGTTGTAGATTTACCACCACGAGATAAAAGATTTTCAGGTAATTTTAGTGTAATAAGAATAGGTGAAGAAAGTGTTACTGAAACAGTTAATGGAGTTGAACAAACAGTTGTTCAAAAATTGTATAAATTAAACAAAATCTTTTATACAGATGCTGAGGCTGATTTTCCTGATACAGTACAACTTAAAGTTGGTGATAGTTTAGAGGTTGTCTCTACACCCATCGATACACGATATACTGTTACACAGATTGATACGAGTACTAATTCTGTTATCGTAAGATTACAAGAAGGTTCTAGAACAATAAGTATTGGAGCTGATGTTTTAAAAATAGGTTCTGCATTAAGTGATAGTTTAGAAGTGGATGTTACTGTTGGTTTTAATGAAAGGTGTGTAACCTTTTTAAAGCCTATTGATCCTGATTCAAAAATACCTGCAGTTAATTGGTCACCAGGAAGTGGTTTTTATACAAATAATTTAACAACAATTGATTCTTCTGGTGGTGAACAAACTTTAGCAAATTATTACCAACAGAATGCTGTTGATTTTGGTAGATATCTTCTATCGTTTGCTCAAGATAAGTTTCCAACAAGTAGAGAAGGTATAATTCCTAATGTTCCAGTTTTAAGCCCTGATGATTTTACAGTAAGTTTAATTAATGGTCAAGTAAGTAATTCAGATGCTATAGTTCAACTTAAAGATTTAAATAATCAAAAAAATACTATTCAATCTACATTAAGTGAATTGGATGTTGCAATTTCTCAGAGCAGAACAAAAATACAGACTACCAATTATACTACTGAGGTTGAAAGAGATTCAGATAAAAATGCTTTACAAGGTTTAATTACAGAAAGAGCTTCACAGGCAAAACTATATGCTTCGGTTGTTACAGAAATTGATTCTTTTGCTTCGGATAACTCAGTGAGTAGTGTAACTCCTAAATATAGAGTAAGAGGATTCTGGGCAATGCCTGAAGAAAAATCTGCAGCTGAAACTGGCATACAAGATATAATTAAATTTCAATATCGCTACCGATATCTTTCTGCCGATGGTGCGGCAAATGCGGTTGATCAATTTACTTACACTGATGGTTCAGGTACAAGCCAAGGCGCATTTTCTAATTATGTAATTGTAGATAGTGTATTAAGACCAAGAATAAAAAATAATCTAACAGGATTATATGAGTGGGCTCCTATAGATGATGATAATGCTACATCGGTTAATATAAATCAATTAGACATTCCAATTAGAAAAGGTGAACAAGTTGAAATAGAAGTAAAATCTATTTCTGAAGCTGGGTGGCCATCTAATCCATTAGAGAGTGAATATAGTACGCCAATAAGAGTTGAGTTTCCGGCGGACTTAAGCTCTGATAGTGCTATTGAATCTATCTTAGCTCAAAACCAAGAAGACTTAGCACAGGTTGCATTAAATGAAAATTTAGAATCAATAGATTTACCTAAACATTTAAGTAGTTCATTTACTGCAAACGAAACTTATTATGCGCATTCTTCACCAGTAATTGCTTCAGGTTTCTTATCAGAAAATCAAACACCGATTGACTTATTTACTAAGTTAAATGAAATGCAAAATCAATTAGATTTATTTTCTGAAATATTAAGTAGTGCTCAAGGTGAATTACAAACTACTTTAGTAGATGATACTGGTAATACTTTTAATCTAAGAAGAAATGCAACAACAAAAGTATTTGCAGGTTTTTATTCTCAAGAGGTTGATGGTTTAGATGATCCTAGGGGAGCAATCGTAACTAAGACTTATTTTATTAATATTGCTAATAGATCTCAGACTGCACTACAATTAATTGCAAGAATAACAGGAAATAGAAGTAGGATGGTAAAACAATCTGAAAATCCTGGACTATATTCGCCGGGTAATGTTGGTGATTTGGTTAATGGGTCTGTTATTCTACCGGCAACTTATTCATGGTTAGATAATAGCCAAGCTAATCAGTCAAATGATAGAGCTACATTTAGAGGGGATGATTCAGATTACAATACTATTCGTAAATATGATCTTACACCAATTCTTTTAACTAATCCTGATACTACATCGACTACAAAATATGGACAAATGGTTTCTCAACCTCCATACCAGTCTACACAAAATAAGAATCAATTTATTTATAGTAGATTTTCGGATGTATCAGCTGAAGGTAATTTTTATAGTTATATTAATCCTGAAAGTAATTATACTTTTAACTTAGACACAGAAGAAAACTTTTATGCTGCTACTGGTGCTACTACAGTCGCTGCTCCTACGACAGAATTTATTTGGGGTGGTGGATTTTTATCTACAGGTTTACCAAGTACCGTATCATCATTTCCAGGTGCACAGGTACCTGCTGATGATACTTTAGCTATATCAATTGCACACCCTTTCTTAACTAATTATGCCGCATATAGAGATGCTTATATAGCTTTAACTGGAGATACTGCAACCTTACCTGTTACTGCTAGTTCTTTCGTAGACTGTTCTTCTACAGGTAATGGTACTGGTGCCGTATTATTTAGACAATCTAAATTTGCACCATTAACACAAGACCAGGCTTATGGAAAACAACAAGGAATTTATTTAAATGAAAATGTAACAGATCTTTATAACCTAGCAACAGGATCTGGTGGTGTTGCACAATTAGTAGTACCATTTGATACTGGTCAAAGTTTACAGGCTAGCCCATCATTATCATCTGCTGCTTTAGCAAACCTTTGGGATACTACTTCTGCTAGTTATGTTACTGGTGGTTATAGTAGAAATTCAAAAAATTCATTTGAAGGTTTTGATCAATATACATTAGGAAGACAATCCTGTGGATCTTATTTATTCATTTCTGCTGATAATCATTTAAATATTCAAGTAGATGGTGATTCTATTCAATCTAGAGAAATTGTACAATTTGGTCAACAAAATGCTGTGAGTGTACCTTTAGTATTTCAATATAGAATGACTGATTATTTCGGTACTACTTCAGGTACAGGGTTAGGTAATATTGGTGGAGATGAAACAGGATCTACGGTTAATCTTACTTACACTAAAAGAATTGGGTTTGATCTATATCCTAACAATTCAGATGTAGTTCAATTTGATATTGAAATATCTGCTAAATATAGATCTGATAGGTTAAGTATAGATGTATTCCCTAAAGCAACAGTTACTAAAGGATTAAATGATTTAGAAAAAGTTGTTGCAGGATTAAGACCATCTCTTACTCAAACATCAGTTGGTAGAAGCGGTATACAGCTTACCAATAGGGATGGTGGATTAGGACCTCTAGCCTAATTTATTTTAACTTTATCTTTAGTGAATAAATAAAAAAAGTGAAAGATAAATGGCTGAAAACCTGCTCGACAAAGCATCGTATAGTTTAATTAGAACAAATCCTAAATTAACCGGTAATGTAAAAATTGTATCTGATGGTACAGATATTTACTTAGAATCGTTTAGTGCTAATACTCGATTGTCTTCTCAGAAATTTAAAGCATTTAAGGTTGATGGAACTAGTACCTATGATCGAGACGTCTATAGGTTTTTTGATTTTGGTAAATTTCCTAAAGAAGCTGCATATGAAATATTTCAAGAATATGAAGATGACGCTGTACTTTCTAAGTATGGTAACCAGTATGAAATGTTCTATTGTGCAGGTACTAGATCTATAGCATCTGAAACTTATCCGCAAAGCCTAGGAACATTAGCACCTCTTTGGTTAAATGAGCAAATCCCAAATTATTTTGTAATATTTAGATTAGACAATCCTGCTGCTGTAAACAATTTAAGAGCTGCCAACGAAAATACAAATTCTACATCGGCACAAACATCAGCTGATTTTAATAAAAATGTTTTGGAGAATTGTACTGCAATCAAAACATTTGATTTAACTGAAGGTACCGCGCTAGGATCCTATATAAGAAATTATAGAAACCAAGAAACTTTTCCAGAAGTTCCTTTAAATATGACATGGAGAAAAGATGAGCCAATTTTATGGAATGGTATATCTTATAAGAGTGGAGGTTTTACAAGTTCAGGTAGTTTTTCATATGAAGATCTAGTCACTAAAGATTCTACTATTATTCAAGATGAATATTTATTTACACAAGGGTTTCAGAATAATGGTATTCTTTTAGCTAATCTTTTAAACATGGAGTTTTTATTTGATGATCCTACTGCCGAAGATTATTCTATCAACCGTTATTTTGGTATGTATGTTAATGAAATAGAAGAAGGCCAATTTGATATATCAGGAGAAGCTTTTTATAAAGGGACTTCTGCTGAAAAAACCCAACAGCCTACAATAACAACTATAACTGAAGTATCACAATTATTAAATACACCATTTGAAATGACAAATGAAAATGGTATATTATTATATTTAGATCCTACTAAAACAGAAACTATAACAGGCCTACCAACACCTAAAAGAGTAGATGAGGTAGAGTCTATATTTTATGTTAAAGATAAAGAAGACGATTTTCATACTGTTAAAAAAGGTTCTAATTGGAGTGAAAATCAAATAAGACTATTTGATACCAAAGTAGATATATCTTTATTTACCGGGTATAAAGATCCAGATACTTTTGCTAATGCAAGTATTATACAACGTGCTGGTGTTGCACAAATGTATATTCAAGTAAAAGATAATATACAAGACGGTTCTTCTATTGCATTCTTTGATGGAAATAATTTAATAGGTAAAATATTTGCAAACAAGGCATTGGCACCAGTACCAGGAAAATCTTTTGAAAGATTTTTTAATCCTAATGGGACAATACAAGAAGTTGCACAAGCAATAACATCTGCTATTAATAAAGGTATAAATGAAAATGATAGATTTTTTGTAGCATCTTATAATGACAGCACTGTTTATGTTAAGTCAAGATTTAGTGGCACGAGGTTTAATAGATTAAATTTTAAAACTGATATTACATTTCCAGAATTTTATAATCAAGTAGAAACATATCCTATTACTAGTGTAGCCACTCCTAATAAAAACTTTGTAGGTGGTAATGATGTTAAAAATAGTTTATTAAAAGTTACCCTAGGAGACCAAGATAGATTTACACCTGGTGACTTTGTACAAACCAAAGGTAGTTTTGCTACAATAGGGGACTGGGTACCTTATACTGATGAGCCTATCTATAATGGCTTAGATGAAATTATAGGTTATACTGATATTGATAAGTATGCTATTATTACATGTAATGATAATCAGATTATGGTTACAAGATCTAACCAAGTTGCTTTATATTCAGATTATAAACCTTCATTTGGTAGATTTTCATTTTTTGATGTTAAGGATTTTGATTTTGATTTTTATAGTACATTATATAGTGAAGAAGGAGAATTAGATTTTGAATTTGCTCAATATAATCAACTAAAACCTGGAGCAGTAGAGCCATTTAGTACAACACCACCATTTGTAGATTATGTAGGTATAAGTAAAAATCCACAGATTAGAAATTTTTATGACAACGGTGGATTTTATAATCTTATAGGTTTAGTGTCTGATGAAGAAAAGGATGGGGACCAATATATTAAAAGTGAATATAGTCGATTAGAAGAAAACTTTTTAACATCACAAGCTGCCATTTCTAGAATTGCACCATACATTAATAAATGGGCATGGGTTAATGGTGGAAAAGATGTAAGAAACCACCCATATAGATTAGATGTTAATGAAGCATTTGGTTTAAATAACTTTGCACCATCTAAGTGGGATAAGATACAAGAAGCCAGTGGATATACTCACGAATGGTATTACTTATCAGAGTTCCCATTATATTTTACACAAGATGCTATTAAAAGTTCATGGAGTTATATTGATGTAGCACCAACTGATAATACTGAAGCTAATCCAGTAACAGGCCAGGCGTTTGTTCCAGGTACATTCCAAAACGTAAACAAAAATTATTTTGATGATTATTTTATAGTTCAAAGATTTACGACTGGTGGTATTACTGAGATTGATAGACAATTAAGATATGGTAGATTTAATGGTGGAGATGAAAAGAATTTCTCAGAAACTTTTTTAAGAGGTGTTAGAGTTATTGCTAAACAAAAAGCAATAGGAACCGAAAAGGCAGATTTTAATGCAAGAGCATTATCTTATGTAAATGATGGATCATTTAATGATTATAGATTTTCTGCAATCTTAGTTCCTAATTTACCTGACAAACCTGAATTCCAAGTTAAGTTTATAAAGAATGAAAAGTGGAAAACTGTTGTTATGTTAATTTCAGTTGACTATGTGATTCAATGTATTAATGGAGTTCCAGGTGGTGGAGGAGGGGCATTTAAACTTCAACCTATTGTAGATAGAACTTCTTTATATTCCTTAAATAGTAATTTCACCACCGGACCAAATGGAAATAAAACTACATGTGCACCTACTATAGGTGGTACAGGTAAATATGCATATGAACCAACTATTTTAAAAGGTTCTGTTTACTTAGGTGGGACGAGTTTAAATAGTGACGGTATATATGTAATTAGGTTTCAGCCAGATATAAACGGTGTAGAACCTGATTTGGTTAATGATGTTAGAATATTAGAAGATGGTACATTTGGAAATATTAAGTTTCAAATTGATATAAGTGGTGTACTTACTACATTTAGTATTTCAGGAATTGTTGAGGTAGTAAGTAAAAATGTTCTTTTGGCAAGTGTATTTACAAAAGATGATCCGTCACAATTACAGCCCGTCGCTATGAATGTTCCTAATTCAACACCGGGTAATCAAGAATTAAGAACAGCTGAATATACAGTAAAGTCTGGAGGTTATGATCAATTTAAAGATAGATTAACGGCTGCTGCGTTCGGTAATATATTTGATGCAGTAAACCAAGGTGATCCTAGTATCATATATGAAACTATTGCAGCTGACGGAAGCCAAGTAAGAAATAAAGATGGAAGTTTAGCTCAAACTTTTGGAATTGAATTAAGAGCACAAGCAGACATCTTAAAATCTATTTATGTTGGAGTATTACCAGATCCTGCAAAACCAACGGCCTTTAACTTGGCTGATGTAATAGGATATGATTTATCTTTACAAAAGACACCAAGAATAACACCTATAGCTAGGCATGCTGGTTATTATGAACCTTATGCATTACCTTTACTATCGTTTAGAGACCCTTATCAAAATTTAGATTTTGAAGAAGTAACTGGTGGAACAGGTACTGTAATTATTCCAGATGCAGCATATAAAATAAAAGTAATGGAGTTATGTAAATATAAGAATGCACAGTTTAACAGTTCCGATCCAAAATTTGGTCAAATTCAGAATTTCTTTTATCATAAAGTAAATGAACAAGATCCATCTACTATTTTAGAATTATCAAGAGAAAGTGCATTCCCTAGTTTATACCCTTTAATTAATGAGATAGGTATTGACTATAGAGATTTTTATATGTTCTCGTCTAACTGGGAACCTTCTTATTTTGTAAAAAGTATTGATAAATCTTTTGAAGAAAAAATTATAGGAACAAGATCTATGTTTGAAAGAAAGTCATTCTTTGGATCTAAAAGTCTTAAAGTTCCAGAAACAATTGTATTAGATACTTTTAAACCTGACCCTTTTGTTAAAGCTGCAATTAGGCAACCTAGTTTAATTGAAGGAACATTTATGTTTGAGGATCAGGCATCTGTTACTGTTAATAAAAAAGTTATAAAAACAGAAGGTGTAAGACAAATAAGACAAATACAGAAAAAGCCATCAGCGCCTGTAATTTCTTTTTATCTGTTTAACCAAAAAAGATTAATTGAATTTTTATTTGATCCTATTAAAGCTCAGTTTGAAAAATACATTAATGAGCTATATGGTTATGGAGATTTAGAAACTTTAGATGATGATGTAAGACAATACATAAAAGAAAATATATTAAAGTTATATAAAGTAGAAAGGGTTGATTTTTATACTTTAGCAAGTAGAGTTAAACAACCGGATACGTTCAGTACAGCCGAGCTAACTGATGCACAAAAAATTAGTAGTGGTTTAACTATTAGTAATAATGTAGCATCAAAAACATTAAATACTAATCCATTTGATTTAAAGCTAATATATAATAAAAGAACAGGTTTCTCTGAATCGTTTGGTTTCAGTGTTACGATAGTTAAAAAATAATAGAAAAGAAATGCCAATCACTATACAAGAAATAATAGCATCAGATACTATTTCACAGCTGGTCGATAAAACAAATTTTAATTTTGACCAATTGTTACTTAATGGTGGTGGTCCCGCAGGCCCTATTGGCCCCTCAGGACCTGTTGGTCCAGCTGGAGGTAGAGGACCTAAAGGTACAAGATGGTATGAAGATACTTCTTCTTCAGCACCAGGTGCTAATCCTACATCAACATATCCAACAAGTACTCCATTAGAAGGAGATTACTATTTACAATTTAACGGTCAAGTTTGGGAATACAACGGAACGACTTGGGTTATAACAACTATAGATTTAGAAGGACCACAAGGACCACAAGGAGTAGGTGGTGGTATGGGAGATACTTTTGGTTCACCTACTATAGGATTACAAACTGCTATTTATAATGGACCTATAGGAGAAGGTACTGGTGCAACATCTGGAAATGAAGGTGTACCTTCAGTTATGATAGGTGGTGCAGTATCTACAACTATCCCATTAGGTTCTATTCCATTAACTAATGCTTATATTATACCAGATGCAGTCGCTGATAAAATGATATCTAGTACCGCATCATTATTAATTCACCAGAAAGACTCCGCTGCTAAGTCTATAGTATTTCATGGAGGTGCAGCAAATTTAAATGATAACTATCAACAGGCAAATCTTTCTTCTTTATGTAATATCACTATTGGTGTAGATGATAGATTAATATTAAGTGCACCTAAAGTAGCTACTACCCCGACCACTGTAGATGAATTAGTCGGATTTGAAGTTTCTGTTCCGGCTAGGTCACAAAGTTTTTCCGCAGGTAAAGCAATAACATTCCAAACTGGGCAAAGATCCAACGAAGATTTTAGTGGTGAGAATTCTGACTTTAGTATTAATGTTGGAACAGGATCTAATCCACCAGGTAATAAATTTAGTTTAACTACAGCTGGTACTTCAGGAGCCACTTTATTTGAAACAGGAGCAGGATTTCCAGTAGTAACAGAGCAAAATTCACAAGTAGGTGTTACTCAGTTTAGATCAGGTTTATTTAATGTTACAACATCTGCAAATCAAAATATACAATTAAATTCAGCTGGTCAATTAAAGTTAGATACTACACTAGGATCTTCTACGGGAGGTGCAATTCAATTAACTTCAGCATCTGGAGGAATCATTGCTTCAGCCCTAAATGGTAATATTGACATTACACAATCCGATGGCAGTGTTACTGCTACTGGTGATATTAGGCTTATTAATAATTCAACTGCACCCAATTCTACCGTAGGTGGAGATATTTATATAATGGGGAATAGTCAAATAATTTTAAGGAAAGAAACTACTCTTGCATCTCCCGCTGCACTAAATGCTTGTAGTATAGTTATAGATTATGGATATGATGGAAGTGCAGGTGCGCAACCTCATACAAGATTTGTAGGAAGACAAACTATAGCTGGTGAAGGCCAAAGTGGAACGTTTCCACCATCGTCATTTGGTAATTTAATATACAAAAATCCTACAGGCCAAGCAACAACAGCAACAGCTATATATGAATTAACTGGAAATAATGGAGTTACTGATTATTCTCCAGGTGCAATGTTACAAGCATGGACTGGTGGAACTCAAGCAACTACTGGTTTAGATGCAGGTTTATTGGCAATAACAATGGGAAGTGAAGGTCCAGGGAATCCAGTACCGGCAGCTAATTTTGCGTGGGATAACACATTAGGATTTTCAGTAAGAGACAGTGGTAATAATAATGAATACTTTACTGCAAGTAAAAATAAAATTGCATTTGCAACACCGTGGGTATTAAAAAGAGCAACTGGTAGAAATTCATCTATTAACTCTGCTCCTACTACTACTGTAAGTACTTCTTCAACGGCTCCTGCTCCATTAAATTATGGCTGGAATACGAGACAAGACCTAACACCGCAATACTATAATAATTTCCCTTCATCAGGTATGCCACAAACTGAAGAACTAACAGTTCCATTTATTTCTCTTAACTTTGGGCCGGGGTTAGGTTATACTGAACCTGGGGCTTCTTTTAATAATGGTAACAATATTAATTTTGATTATAAGGTTGCTTTTCCTATTGGTGCATATCCTGGTCAAAGATTAATGATTAAGCTGTATGTCCAAGCTCTTCAGGTAGATGTTCCTCAAAAAAGTGGACCGGGTGTATCGAGAGCTCAATATGGTTCAGTTGACTTAAGAATACCACAATATAGAATTAAGTCTCCTAAATCAACTGGAAACTGGACTTCTTGGTGGGGACCATTCAGTCCTAATCTAGCATTAAAGCCTAGTTATCAGGTAGTAACTGTTTCAACAGATAGTACTGATGCAGGTAATGGTGTTGGTAGATATAAAATGATTGATTGTATATGGGACGGGCAATACGTAACACAAACTGGTGCAAATGCTAATTTGGGCGAAGATGACGCTTTCACAACACAGACACAGCATGGTTGGGGTATATGTGGAATTTCCATAAATTCTACTAATAATGGTTTAGTAACAATTAGTGGTTATGATAATTCACCAGGATGTTTTGTAGCCGGGACTGAAATATCTTTAGCAAATGGAGATACAAAAAATATTGAAGATATTATTCCAGGTGAAGAAGTAATAACATGGAATGAAAACACAAAAACACCAGGAGTTGGTACCGTAGGTGGGTTAGATGTAATTGAAGAAGTAGGTATGGTTATTGTATTAACCTTTGACAACGGATCTACTATTAAGGCAACTGAACATCACCCATTCTATCATATAGACGGTGAAAATGTAGGTTTAATTGATGCTGCTGAATTAAAAGAAGGTTTTGAAGTATATCAATTAAACGGAGAAAAAGCTAAGGTAGTATCCACGAAAGAAGAACAAGGAATGTTTAAAGTTTATAATGTAACAAATGTTAGTGGTGGTCATAACTATTATGCAAATGAAATATTAGTACATAACAAAGGAGGACTTTAATAATTAATTAAATTAAAATGACAAAGAAAGAAATAAAAGAACTTAATGGATATGTAAGTAGGTATAGGGAAATTCAACTTTCCTTAGACTTAATGCAAAAAAGTATTGAGAGCTTAGCAAAGAAAAGGGATGGACTATTTCATGAAGTAGATGGAATGAAGCTTAAAGAAAAAAGTTTTATAGATAAAATTGCAAAAAAATATGGAGCTGCCGAGGTAACGCCTAATAAGTTAATGAAGTATATAAAATGATTTTAATTGTTAAAAATATTCTTGGTATTCTAACAGACCCAAAGAACACTAGGATGTTTTTACTGGGAGGAATAGGAGTGTTATTATTTTTGTTATTAAGACAGTGTAATGAAACTGATAAAGCAAAAGGTGAAGTAACAAGATTTCAAAATAATTTAATAGCAGCTAATGATACCATTAGAAATTATGTAAATGAAAACGGCGAATCTGTTGGGGAAATCAAAGGTTTAAATTTATCTTTAGAAGAGCTAAGAGATAGTTTAGAATTTGAAAAAAATAGACCTCCTATTACAATTGTTAAATATAAAACTATCGTGGAAGAAAAGATAGTTGAAGTTCCTGTTAAGACTAAAGATACTGTAGTTGAACAAGACGGTGTTGAATTTAACTCTGTTTTAAGTTTTGAATCGGCAAAGGAATGGTCAAAAAGTTCAAGGTTAATTGATGTAAGCTTACCATATACTTTAAGTGATAGCTTATCTTTCGGTTCTGCGACAATCGGATTAAAACAAAATATTTGGTTAGATGCTACACTATCTCAAGATGTAAAAACGAAAGAAGTATTTATAAAGTTAACTTCTGATTATCCTGGTACTACTTTTAATAATACTCAAGGGATAATGATTGATAAAAAAAGTTCTGCATTTAAAAGCTTAGAAATGCAAAACAGAAAACCATTTGGTTTTGGGCTGAATTTAGGAATGGGTGTAACAGGCACTGGTGACTTTACTCCTTATTTAGGAATAGGTATATCATGGAACCCTAAGCTTTTACAATGGTAAATAAATAGAATAGAATGGAATCATCAAGGTTTATACAAATATCTGAGCAAATACTTATAGAGTATGTATATACTAGTCAGGCTACGCCTACTACGTTTAATACAGCAACTTACCCTATAGAGTTAATGAGAGATGCCAATACTCAAGGAACTTATTTATTTAATCCTGAATCAGTTTCGGCAGTAATGGGTAATTACCAAGATATCTCTGCCGCTGCTAATAATGCTAATAAAACTCAGTTTGTTTATTTAGATACAGACATTGGTGTTCCTTATAATGATTTTAGTCCAGCATTAACAGATACAGTAGATTTATTACAAACATTTAGTCCAGAGTTAGATGTTGCATATGATAAAGTTAGAGTTCATTTTATAGCAGGATTTAGTTTTGAAGATTTTGATGGAATAATATTTGAAGTACAAGTACCGAGAAGAGATGGTGTAATGCTTAACTTAGCATCTATTAATTTCTTAAGATCTGATACACCTACGTTTAACCCTGAACCTTTATTAATTGCAGATCAATTATATGCTACATATATTGAATGGAGAGTTCCTGCTTTATACTTTATGAATAATTTATTTTCTGCTAGTGATCCAAACGGTATAGGATATAAATTAACAGAAGGTCAAGGATTTTTAGGTACTCCACCAATTACATTAAAGGCTAGTGGTATTTACCAAACAATAACAGAAAACGCATATAATTTCTACGAAGTACAAGAAATTAATTCTGTATCTATTTTAAGTAGAGATATTTATGATAACTTATATGCTGAAGTAAAGCAATCTGATGTTGGTGACTATTATGAATTATCAGGACAAGTCACAGGATCTACCTTTAGTAATTTTATTGCTCAGTTAAATTCTTCAGGTGGTCAATATGTTGTATTCCATGAAATAAGTGTAACCGAACAAATAGGTACAGTATTTACTCAAACAAGTTTCCAAGTTATAACACAAGATACAGAATTTGATGATCCAGTTTTATTTAGGCCAATTATTAAAAATGCAAACAGCGCGGTTTCATTTTCAATTAATTATGTATTAAGACTATACAATAAAGCAGATGCTACGCAAATAATTAAGAATGCTAAATTAACCTCGTTTGAACCACAAAAGTACGGACCTCAAATGATACAGATTAATTTAGGTGTGGTTCCAACCGTTGCTAATGTTTACAATCAAATTAATAATGATACTGGTAAACAATTAGTTGTAGGAACAGGTAAGACTGATACTGGAGATACTTCAGATCAAGTAGTAGAAAAGTTAGTAGTAAAAACATCATATGTAACTACTTTTAGAGATAGGATAAAAGTTAAAGCAGCTATATCCCCAGTAAAAATACAAACAATAACCGAAGACGATGGCAGCGAAACAGAATAAATTATCAGAGGCTGAAGAGATACAAAAGAAAGCTACTACTAAAACAGTTGTAGGTGGTATAAATACTAATGTGTCTATAACAAAAACTCAAAAAGAATATTATCAAAGGTTTGTTAACTTATCAGTTAATGAAAAGCCTTTGCCACAAGGAGATGCCACAATTAGAATAACACCGTTTGATGATTTTTACTTATTCACTTTGTTTGATGAAGTTGATGGTGAAGATACTCCAATTGATTTAAGTAATGTAGGAAGTTTATTTTTAAATTTTATTGGAGATACAGATGATATTGATATAAAAAATCATACACAAGTAGAAGAGGTTGATTTATCACAAGGAGAAGTTTTATTTAGAATTACAAGATCTAATAGTAAAAAGATCTTAGCTTTAAATAATAATAATTTTTATATCTCTACTAAAATGGTTGATCCTACAGATGGATCTACGTCAGATGAATCCGTTATATACCAAGGTCTTTGGTTGGCAGCAACTGATGCAAACAGAATATCATTAACTTCTCAGATTGAAGAACAAAGATTAGAGTACAGTATTGAATTGGCAAAATTACAAGCAGAGATAACAGACTTAAAGGCTCAAATTGCAGAGTTGGTTAATTCAGCTGCTGAAGATGATGTAACAATAGAAGCGTTAAGAAATAGTAATGAAGAACTTACAAATGAGGTTGCTGAGCTATCTAAAGATTTAAAATCTACCACAGTGGAATTAATAAACAAAAGAGCTAAACTAGCTCAAGAGATGGCACTTAAGCAAATAAAAAAGAGACAGCAAATATTAGCAATTAAAAATTCAGCTAAAGTTGCTCAGACTAAATCCAAGAAAAGATTCTTTTACAGAAATGCAGCAAAGAACTTAGTTCAATATACTATAGGTAGGAATCTAGTTGGAGCTATTAAAGATGACTTTTTTAGAAATAGGAATAACCAATAAGATATGATATTAAGCGCAAGAAATAATCAATTTAAGTTTGACTTTCCTAGAAATTTTATACCTAAAGTAGTATCTGATAAGTATAAACCATTTCTTAACAGGATTCCAGGTGGGTTAATTAAAGAGCCTATAGATTATTGGAACTATGGAATACAATCATTGAATCTACCAGGACCTTCTTTTGATGCGGTTACTCAAGTAGATTATCCTGGTAACCAAAGAGCATTTAGATCAAGCATTCCTAAACAGCAGTTGTTTGACAAAACAATGACAGTGACTATGCAAGCATTTGATGGTTATGTTAATTACTGGATGGCTGTTGAAATGTTTGAATATTATTATAAGTTAAGCGGTAAGCATCCTTATTTACCTGAAGGTGTTGGTGTTCAAATGTTAGATGCTGATGGAACTGTTTTTGTAACTGTGCAACTTAAAGATATGTTTATATCTGAAATAGGTGCATTAGATTTAAACTTTTCAAGTAATACGATAGAATTTCAAACTTTTGATATTACATTCGGTTATAACATTTTAGATGTTGTTGTTAACATATCCTAATATATAAACAAATAAAGAATACAAATGAAAACCTTTAAAGATTATTTAACAGAGAATACAGATGAAACTTTAGATATAAAAGAATTGCTAAATGAGTCTCATGAATTAACTGAAGAACAAGATGCTGCAATTGATATGGCAGTAGAAAGAATTCTTGAAGCTCAAAAGGAAGGTAAGCCTTTAGAAGACTGTGTCGAAGAAATAATTAACGAAGGCTTATTAGGAAGTATATTTGGTGGTTTAACTGGATTTGCTTTAGGTAAGACAATAGGTAAAGCTGTAGCTAAAGTATTAGGTGTTACTAAAGGTGTACTTTACGATTTATTAACCTCACGTCTTGTAGGTGCTGCATTAGGTGCAGTTATCGGCAAGAGAATATAATTAGAATGATTCATATAGGAATTGATTTTTCTTTAAATAGTCCAGGAGCTTGTGTAGAAACGGCTGATGGTAAATATCACTTTATAACTTTTTTTAATTACGGAAATCGTATATGGGATGAAGAAGGTAGAAAGATACCTAAAGCTTTTAGTGCTCATAAAGAATTAATGGATGATGATGCTATTTTAGGATTCCCATATAATAGGCAAGTTACAAGTAAAGAATTTTTACCGAGAGAAAGACAGAAGTTAGAAGATGCCGGAAATATTAGTTCACTGATGGTTGGAATATTCTCTACTCTATTTGAAGGTGATAAGGTATCTGTTGCACTAGAAGGGTTCTCGTATGGATCAAAAGGAAATTCTTTCATAGACATAATTCAATACAACACTTTTTTGAGAAAGGCATTGATAGATAAGTACTCTATTGAAAACTTGTCTGTCTTTCAACCATCTCATGTAAAGAAATTGGCAGGGAAAGGAAATGCTAATAAACATTATATGGCTGAGGCATTTCAAAATGATGTCCTTAATGATAAGAGCTTAAGAAGAACTAAACTTTGGAAATGGTGCCAAGGAAAAGACTTCAGCACAAAAATACCTAAACCCATAGATGACATCGTTGATGCCTACTTTATACTTAAAGCCTTGAAATCTGCTAACTAGATACTTTTCTAACATTGAATAGTTAAAAATTATATTGCAACTTAGTAATTTTGTTTCAGCTTTCTATAAAAAAAATTAAAATAAAATGATAAAACCTTTAGGAAATAGAATATTCTTAAATAAAGATGAACAACCAGAGAAGAAAGGTAACATTATTTTAATAAAGAAAGAAGGTCAATTTGCACCACCATACTCCGGAACTATAATAGGTGTAGGTGATGGTGTTAAAGACAAAGATTTTCAAATAGGCATAAAGGTTCTTTTCCATGATTTAGCTGGTAGCGAATTTAAATATAATGGAGAAAAAGTTTTGAGTATAAGAGAACGTGATATTACTGCAATAATAGATAAAAATGTCAAAATAGTCTGAAACAAACTGACATAAGGGATATATAATAAACAAAGGTACTAAAAAGTTTGGTACTTTTTTAAAAGGCGATAACAAGGCGAAGTAAATAGGCAATAAAAATTAAAAGGCGTTTAGATACGGAGTTTGTTATCATAAATTAATAATAACAAAAAAAGGCAATTAACATGGCAAATGAATTCGACATTTTTAACGTAAGTGTAAAAGATTTAGACACTGGTGAAAGACCATCTTCCGCAGGGAGTGATCTTTATTCACCTAAACCAGATCAAGGACAGGACGGAACTTACCGTTCTTTAATTAGGTTTCTACCTAATGCTAAAAACCCAAGAAAACCATTTGAAAGAAAGTATGTCTACTGGCTAGAAGACAGAGAAGGAAACGGCTTTTTCGCTGATTCCCCTTCAACGGTTGGAGAAAAATGTCCTGTACAGGATATGTTCTTTAAACTAAGAAACTCTGAATCTGCTGTTGACAAAAAGATGTCAGAAGGTTTAAAGCGTAGAGAAGTATTCTATGCATTGGTACAAATCATAAAAGATCCACAGAACAGAGATCTAGAAGGACAAGTTAAAATCATGAAGTTTGGTTATAAAATCAAAACTAAAATTGATGAAGAACTTAATCCTCAATTTGATGAACCAACTCAAGTATTTGATCCGTTTGAAGGAAAGAACTTTGAATTGGTAATTTCAAAGAAAGGTGGATTCCCTAATTATGATTCAAGTAAATTCCACGGTAATAAATCAGCAATGGAAATTAATGGAGAAAAGGTTACTGATACTGACGAAAGTCGTAAAGCAATTTTAGATCTATTAAAAGATGCACCTGATTTATCAACATGGGGTTATAAAGCATGGGATGATGTAGTAAGAGGAAAGGTAATGAATGTATTATCTCAATTCAACTCACCAGGATCTTCTATTGAAAATATAACAAGATCAAAACCAGCACCGGTAAATACTAAAGTTACTGAAGCTGCTGCTGTTAAAGCAACCACTGAAACAAAGACAACTACTGCTGAACCCGCAAAAGGTGAAGAAAAGAAAGATGACTTTGATGATTTCATTAATGGTTTAGATCTTTAATAAGTATGGCAGAAGAAGTAATAATATCTTCTGAAATGAAAGCTCGGATTATCGATAAGGTAGTCCGAGTTCTTCATACTAACCATTCTCATCCAGAAAAAAGAAGAATACTGGAGAGTAAAGGCCGGCTAAATTTTGCTTGCCCTTATTGTGGTGATTCGCATGATACACCAAGAAAAAAAAGAGGGAACATTTATTGGAATGATTTATACTTTCATTGTTATAATTGTTCGGCGCATGCAAGCTTAGATACTTTTCTAAAAGATCACAATGAAAATTTTGAAGGTGATGATAGAATTAATGTTATTAATTATATTAAGGAAAACCGTAAACATTTTTCATTAGGAGAAAACTTAGATTTTTATCTTTTTGATAAAGCAAAGGAATTAGCATTATCATTTGATGAAATAGCATTAGGATTTAATGTTTATCCAATTAATACATTAACATATCAAGCTTATCCGTATTTAAAGAGCAGGTTGCTCCATCATAAAACTGAAAGGTTTGGTTTTGATCCAAGGCGTAGAGAATTATATGTTTTTAACTTAACACCTGAAGGTAAAATATTAGGATTCCAAACCAGAGACTTAGGCGGTAGTGGTGGTCCTAAATATAAAACATGGAATATAGAAAGAATCTATGATAGGCTAAAGTTACCATTAGAAATTACTGAAGAAGAATTAGATAACTTAAATAAAATATCAATGTTGTTTGGAATTTTAACTGTTGATATGTCTCGTGATTTTTCTATATTTGAAGGTCCTATTGATGCAATGTTTATGAATAACTCTATAGGTTTAACTGGAGTTAAAAAACAAATAATTGAATTTAATGAAATACCAACTGCAAGATATTTCTTTGATAATGATTTGGAGGGTAAAAGTAGAATGATTGAAAAACTAAAAAGTGGGCAGACTGTATTTATGTGGGATAAGTTTTTAAAGGATTTTGATATTCCACAAAGAAAAGTAAAAGATTTGAATGATTTAGTAAAATGGGAATACACTAATAGATCCGGGTGCTTAAGCGACTTGGATAAATATTTTACAAGGGATTCATTAGATATTATTTTTGTATAATGAATTTAAAAAATTATAACAATTTCGTGAGTGAAGAAGTAGATGACTTTTATAAAGATTTAGAAGATAGTAATAAAAAGTTAAAATTATTCTCTACATTTAATAAATCGGAGTTAAGTAAAATAAAAACAAAATTTTCTATTACTGAACCTAAAAAGAAGTTTCAGCCTAAAGTAAAGGGCTATAAAAAGATTAATAATGATAAAGGTATATTTTAATGGAATATAATGATACTGCCACAGGTGAGGCTAATGAAGAATTAGCAAAAAGATTAGCTAAAGATAGAGATGATTGGAAAAGTAAGATAAGCCACTTGGTTAGTTTATTAAAAGAAGTTCGTAATTTAGCTGAATGTCAAGTAAACATGCTATCTTATAGGCAAATCTTATTAGATAAAATTACAGACTTTAAAACAACAAAACAAAAAAGGCAAGGTGCATATGACAGATACTACAAAATTAAGTATAGGGAATATTCAATTGATTATGATGTTAAGTTAACAAGTGGAGAAAAGGTTGCTTTTATTAAAGCTGACTTATCTCATTTAAGAACTCAAATGGAAATGTTACAATCTCATATGGATTATTACCAAGAATGTATAAAGACTTGCGATAACTTAGCATTTGCTATTCGTAATAGAATAAGTTTAGATGATAAAGAATACTAATGGAACTATCCCTCTCGGAAAATAAAAAGTTTTTAGTTATTGATGCTTGTACAGAATTAGAGTATGAACAACTAAAAAGTAGCTTAACTAAAAAGATTGAAGGCTGGCGCTTTCACCCTTTAGTTAAAAAGAGAGTGTGGGATGGCAATGTATCCTTTGTAAAAAGAAATAAGATTCCTGCTGGTTTATGGAAGGAAATATTGGATATATGTAAAGACTATGATTTTCAATGCTCTTTAAATAATATAACAAATATTTTTGATACTGAAATTAAAGAAGAAGCATTCAGGGAATGGGTTGCTAAAATATTTGAAAAACAACCTGATTTTAAACCTAGAGAATATCAAATAGATGCAGCGTTTAAAATTTTAAAATATAGAAGATGCTTAGCCGAGCTTGCAACATCAGCTGGTAAAACATTAATATCTTTTATGGTTGTAGCTTATCTTATGGATCAATTAGGAAAGAAAAAGATCCTTATGATTGTTCCTAATGTAAATTTAGTTTTACAGGCAACCGGTGATTTTGAAGAATATAATAAATGCGGCGTTCCACTAAAGACTCAACAGATATATGCAGGTGTAAAAATTAGAAAAAGTTCTAACTTGGTTATTGGTACATATCAATCTCTAGTTAAAAAAGGAGAAGATTATTTTAGTCAATTTGATGCAGTATTTGTAGATGAAACTCATAAAGCAAAAGCTAACTCAATTCAAAAGATTATGGATAAATGCTGGCATTGTGATTTTAGATTTGGGTTAAGTGGAACAATTCCTAAAAAAGGAACCGTCAATAGATTAAGCTTAATGTCGGCAATGGGACCATTGGTTACTCAAGTTAAAGCCAAACATTTACAAGATGAAGGTTTCATTGCCAGCTGTAAAGTAATGCAACTTCACATGGATTATGCTACTGATGAACAGAAAGAATCTTTTTCATTTTTATCAAAAAATCCACAAGACAGACAAAGACTATTTGGATTAGAACAAAATTTTATAAACCAAAGCGAAAAAAGGTTAGATTTTGTTTGTCAAGTAATTAAGAAGTCTACATCAAATTCCTTAGTACTTTTTCATAAGATTGCATACGGTGAAAAAATATACAATAAATTAAGGCATATAACAGATAAAAAGGTTTATTATGTAGACGGCTCTGTTAATGTAGATATAAGAGAAGAATTTAAAAGCCGAATGGAAAAGAATGACGATGTTATTATTGTAGCATCTTATGGTACATTTTCCACAGGTATTTCAATTAAAAATATACACAACATCTTTTTTACCGAAAGCTTTAAGTCTGAAGTAATTATCAGACAAAGTATTGGTAGAGGATTAAGAAAGCATGCATCCAAAAATGTAGTGAAAATCTACGATTTTATAGATGATTTTAGATATAAGGCCGAAGACCATGATTGGGTTAATTATATCTACCGCCACGGTATTGCTAGGCGAACAATATATAAAGAAGAAAAGTTTCCATTCGAAGTTCAGAACATAAGATTCTAATATAGAATATCTTTTCACTAAGACATGGATATATAAAAAAAATAAAAATAACTAAAATGAAGT